GTGGCCGGTGAGTCCGATGAGGGTGGGGGTCATGCTGCGGCCTCCGTCCCGAGCCGGCTGACCAGCAGGCGAATCGCAACCTCGCCCTGTTGCGGGACGACTGCGTTGCCGAGCGCCTTGAGCGCCTTGTTGCGAGTGAGTCCGTCCACCCATCCCTCGTCAAAGCCCATCATCCACTCGACGAATCGTGCGTTGAGCTTCCCGTCAATGGCGGGAACAGGGGCGGCTCGACCCAGGACGGCTTCCCATCGTCGGATGGCTGGCTCGTAGGTTCCCCAAGCCGTGACGCCTCTATCGCCAAACTCCTCCCGTGGCCGTTGCCGTTGCCATGCTTCTGCTTCTGAGCCTCGGTCCAGTCCTCCCACCACTCGACCGTCTTGCCCTCGCCCATGTCGTTCACCGCTGGCGTCGGTAGCAAGGACGAACAGGCGCTTGCGTCCGTGGGGAGCGCCGATGTCGGCAGCTCGTAGAGTGACCCACGTTGCGTCATACCCGATTTCGGCAAGGTCTCCAAGGACTCGATCGAATCCGAGAGAAAGGTGGCCTGCGACGTTCTCCAACACTGCGTATCGGGGTCGTAGAACGCTAATGGCGTTCGCGAAGTAAGGCCAGAGGTGTCTGACATCATCGGTTCCTTTCCTGAGTCCTGCATGGCTGAATGGTTGGCAGGGGTAGCCCCCGCAGATCACGTCCACCGGCTCCATCTCGTGCCAGTCAATCTCGGTCACGTCCCCGAACCTGTCGGCGTCGGGCCAGTGTCGGGCGAGGATGGATGCTGGCGCTGACTCGTACTCGACCTGCCACGCTGTCTCAGCGCCCATCGCTCGCTCAACGGCTAGGTCAAGGCCACCGATGCCCGAGAACAGTGAGCCGACCTTCATGCTGGGTACTCCTTCATCGTCGGGAGCTTCACTCGCAACCGCTCACCGATGTCGTGCCGGTGCTTGACGTTGTAGAAACGGTTGATGCCGTCAAAGTAGGCGAACTCGTACCCGTGGTCAAGCAAGATTGGCTCCCACTCGTGGTGGTTGGGCTGCAACGTGGCAGCGTCAATGGCCTCGATGCACCAGACCTCGGGCAGCCAGCCATCCCAGTCGGCACCCCGCAGCACTTCCAGCTCGTGCCCTTCCACGTCCACCTTGACGAACGTGGCACACTGGGCGCTGTAGTAGTCGTGCCTCAGCATGGCAAGGGTGATGCTGCACTTCTGCTCAGGGCCCGAACCAACGCCGGACAAATCGGGATGCACTGGCGACGTTGACCATTCGACCATTCCGAAGTGGTCGCTGATGACATCACGCACGATCACGTCGTTGGGTCGAGCCTCGTCGTAGAGATCCCCGTAAGGACCAGGCTCCACGTTGACGCCGAACCAGCCACGGTCGTAGAACAGCTTGCCGACGTTCAGGTTGGTCGGATGCCCAGCGCCGATGTCGATGTAACACTTGTACGGTTCGTCACCGATGGCGTGCCAAAGCCTCGTGGACTCACAGTTCTGGCTCGTGTCGCCTTCCAGCCGGTCAATCGTAGGCGCTGAATCCATAATCGGGATCGCTCCTTCTCCACTCTTCACGGTCAAGCATTTCCTCGTACCGTGCTTCGCCGTCGTCGTCAATGATGTGACACTCGCACTCGCACTGATCGCAGCCGCACACGTCGGGGTGTGAGCAGATCTCGCCCGATGCGCTGATGCCTTCTGGTGCTTCTGGTTCATCGCAGGGGCAGTCCTCGCAACCCTCGTAGCCTGCAATCTGAGGTTCGTTGCCCGTCACGCCGGGTGGATAGTTGCTCATGCTTCCTCCGTCATGTGCTGGTGGACCTCGTGGGCCTTTGATGCCAGTTGCACCATCGCCCGCTCTTGATCTTGCTTGGAGTCGGAACCGAGCCAGTCAAAGATGGCATCCATGAGATCGCCGTAGGCGTCCACGAGGTAGTTCAGTCGCTTGATCTCAGCTCTGAGTTCGTCAAGGTCGGTCATGCTTCCTGCTCCAACGCATCGCGAAGCTTGACAAAGGCCACGGCGCCGACCTCGAGGATCGTCGTCATTGACACCTTCTCTTTGCTTTCCCGCATCCAACGCTCTGCTGTGCGGCGGTTGATTGACAGGTTGATGTCCCTACTTGCCATGCTGTCCCCTCCTGCTCGGCCATTCGGCGTCAAATCGTGCCTCGACCTCGGCAGCCTCTTCGCGTGTGGAGAAGTAGCCAAGGCTGTATTCCAGGTCATCACGCTTGCGGCGTGCGTGCCACGGGTAGGGCAGCTCTTTGTGGACTCGCTTGCTCGGACTCACGACATCGCCGCCTCAGCCTCGTCCAGCGTCAGGTACTTGTCGGTCTTGCCAAACGGGTCAGTGAAACGGAATGTCCAAATCTCACCGTCCTGCTCAACGTAGACTCGGCCCCTCGGGAAATCCTTGACGTAGTACGTCTCCTTGTCGTCCCCTCGGTGCTTCTCGTAGCCGCCCTCTTGCAGCTCGATGAACAGTTGCTTGTGGTGTCCCATGATCCTCCCTTGGATCGTTGTTGCTTGTAGAAAGTGACCGACCGGCAAACCTTCAAGCCTGTGTGAACAATAGCTTGTTTGACGCTGTGTCTACGAAGCGCAGGTTCGCCGTCATCCTTCGGAGCAAGGGCTAGGCCGGTCAACATCTTGTTGTGCTTGGACTGTAACGACTTCTCAGCCGTTGTCAAGGCCAAATCGAAGATCCAGCCCAATCTCATCTGCAACGAGCACGAGACGCTCGACCTCTTGGCCGTCCTTCTCGTACTTGTCCATCTGAATCTCGCCGGACACGAGCAGCCGGGTGCCCTTGGCCCCGTAGTGGCTGACGTGCTCGGCCTGGTCACCGAACGCCTTGAGCGTGACCCAGATCGGTTCGGTTTTCCACTCGCCGTCTCGCTTGACCCGGCTGTTGAAAGCAAAGCTGGTGGAGAACCACGCGTTGCCGTTGCCGCTGACCTTCAACTCGATGTCCTTGCCGAGCCTGCCTGTTCCGTGTGCGTGCATGTCATTCCTCCTTAGAAGGGTGAGCCGTCGTAGGCTTCTTGCGCCGAGAAGGTCTCAGCGACTTGTTCAACACTCATTGGCTTGCCCTCGGGCTTGCCGATTGCGGGGTTGCGCTTGGGCATGGGCCTCTTGATCTGAGACTTGATCTGAGACACCGCCTCAGCGCCGCTGGGAGCCTCCTTCGGCGCCGGACGTGGTGCAGGAGCCTCACGCTTCTCCGAACGCTGTGGTGGCGCCTGACGCTTGCTGCTGGCATTGCCATCGTCGTCGTCGTCAGCGACCAGACCGAGGACCGCCATGAACGAGTAGCGCCGAGCGTAGGTCGTGGCGCTGCCCATCCCCTGACTGTCATCCTTGGTCAAGTGCAGGCGCATCGAGTGGGCGATGAACTGGCCCGATGAGTGCAGCAAGTAGGTCGTGAGCACGTCCAACCCATCCTCGTTGCCGATGTGCTGGCTGATTGCCAGACCGTGCCTGCTGAGGATCGGTGACGCCTTCTCGACCACGACTGGCAGACCAGCGTAGTTGCTCTTGAAGAACGGGTTGGTGCTGTCCTTCGGGATGGCCGTGAACTCTGCCTGCGCCTTGACCAACGCTGGCACAAGCTCGTTGAGTGACTCACTCTGCATTGACGCTCTCCTTGATAGAGACTCGGCCAGCGCCATCTCGCAAGCACTGGTTCTTGAACGAGCAGTACGAGCACTGCCACCACCGGCTGCTCTCGGGGTTGAGAACCACGAGGTTGCCATCGTCGTCCACGGCCTGTCGCTCCGGGAGCACGTCAACGTGCAGGTCATCGAGGATCTCGGTCAGCCGTCCAAGTTCCTGATACGCCAGTGGCTCCCAAACCTCACGGGGGATGCGCCACTCAGCGATGATCCGGCTCATCTCGTCAATCTCCATGCGAGCTGCTGCCTGCTTGGAGATGGCTTCGAGGCTGATGTGCCCGATAATGATGTCGTCGCACTCGTTCGCCAGTGCGTTGAGAGCCGCCTGGATGACCGCTGAGCGCCTCGGACCGACCGGCGTGCCCAAACCCTTGTTGGAGAACCCGACGCTCTTCTTGAACGCCGTGCCGCCCATCGTCTTGAGTTCGTACAACGTGCGAGTGCCGTCAGGGTGGGTGAGGATGCCGTCGTAGTGACCCGACGTGATGCCGGGGATCTCGGACTTGCCCTCTTCCTCCCACGCTCCGCCCCAACGCTCTGCTGCTGCGGCCTGCACCTTCTCGTGGATGGTGGTGCCAACCCACGTCACCAGCGTTGCCGGTGCGTCAAATGGCTCGCCCTCGTAGCCGAGGTTGCTGTAGGCCAACTTGCGCCCACACGATCCTGCGTCGGAGTAGCGGAACGGGGTGTCGAACGCCTGAGCCTTGCGGCCCTTGGCCTCGTTCTCGTCCATCATCTCGCTCAGCCACACATGGCTGATGGTGGAGTGGCGCTCTGGCGCCTTCCAGTCGTACATCACACGACCTCCTGGCAACCGGCCTGCACTTCGGCCAGCTCTGGCACCGACCATGCGTACTCGGGGTACGCAAAGAACTCGGCGGTGTTGATCGGCAGCTTGACCAGAACGTGATCCGGGCCTGGGTCGTCTGCCTTGCACTGAGCGTTGTACAGGTCACGCAGACGGGACAGCTCGTTGGCTGCATCCTGCAATCGGTGGCTGACCGCCTCGACCTGACCGGCGAGCGATGCGAGAAGAGACTGATCTTGGATCAGATCTCCAATCGCCTTGAGCGTGGGATCGGTGAACCGAACCCGGTTGATGGTGTCCATTGCATTGCCTCCCTTAGTAGGTGATGTCACCCATAGTAAAGGAGTTCAAGCAGATGTCAAGGTTTTTCTTTGAGAGATGCAAACGTGGTCGTGGAGAACGTCAGCGAGGGTTGCCATTAGGCGTGACGGCTGGGGCAGATCGTAGAGATGTCCAAGGTCTACAGTCGCCCCGCAACGCTCGCATTGAGCGCACAGGTGCATGGGTTTCCTAGTCGGTCGAAGGTGCGAAGAGACTAGGAGTGTAGTCCTCCAACCGGACTCCCGCATAGCGTCGGCAGAGGAAATCCATTGAGATCTCCATGAGATCGTAGGAGCCGTTCTCAACCTGGTGCTTGACGATGATGCCTCGCCAGTACGCCTGCTGGGGGCCGAGGTAATCCTCGTCGTGCATGTAGAACGCACCGGCCACGAGGCCACGCTGCTGCTTGCCAGCGACGTACCGGATGCCGTGAATGAGCATCTGCTGATGACCCATCGTGAACGAGTGACCGATGGTCTTGAGGCGAGTCTCGATGTTGGTGCCACCGAACGGACGACCGTTCATCTGGTTGTAGAAGTAGTGCGAGTAGGCAACGCCGTCAAGCCAGAGGATCTCTCGGAACGGGACCACCTTCCAACCATGCTCGGCGTAGTTCAGGTCGTCGGTGCCGATGACGCCCTCAAGCTTTGCGTCCGAGCTGATGGCACGGTTGATCCTGTCCTCGTGGTTGCCGAGACAGATCCACCTATCGGGCTTCCACATCTTCTCTTTGTAGAGCTTGCGCTGAGTGTTGTACGTCTTGATGGGACCGTTGAGGATGTCAAAGCCGTAGTTGGCAGCGGCGATGTCGGCCTTGTAGCGTCGGCCTTCCATCTCCTTCTTGCCCACGTCGTAGGAAGAGAGGCTCGGCATGTCGGCGTGGTCACCGATGTGGATGATCTTGACGTTGGGCCGACCGCCGAAGTGATCGACAAGGTACTGACCAGCCCACTCAAGGTGATCGAGGGGCACACCAGGCTTGACCTGTGTATCGGGAACTACTACGTGTATGGGCAGGTCCGACATTCCAACTCCCTCGGTTACGGCATAACGCTTTGCGTTACCCTCGCTAACTCCGCTGGGGTGATTTGGAACGGGTCGCCTGGACAGATCCAACCCCCGTGTTCCCAACATCTTGCCACAAGAGCTGAGCAGATGAGTGCATCCCCGTTGCGGCGGAAGTCAAAGGCGATTGCCTTCGGCGTAAGGAGCGACAGTGCGATAGAAAAAATGGCTGCAACACTGTATTTGACGCCGACCTGTCGGAGTGCGTAGTCGATTGCCTTGAGTCGGTCAATGCCGGGGGGCGCTGGGCGAACGACGACATGCCCACGGGGGGCAACGTCCTTGAGATCCACCGTGACACAACGGCGCCCCATCTGAGTGCAGCGGATAGTGCCGTCAGGGGTGACGTTAGTGACGATGGCTGCGTGGTTCCAGTAGCGGTACGGTCGCCATGAGGGACGGAGCCACTGGCCGAATCGGATGAGGATGCCGAAGAGTCCCTTGGAGTGTGCAAGGACGATGTCACCGATCTGCGCCGTCATCGTGTCGCCTTTCGTGTTCTGCTTTCAGGATCAGGAACTCACGCTCGAGCCAGAGCATCTTGGAGTCACGCTCGTCGTCCTCGGCAGCCTCTTCCTCATCCTCAATGCCCGAGGTCAGGTGCGTAGCGTGGCGAGTGACGAGGAAGCCAGTGATGAGGATGGGGATGATCCCGAGCCAGCCCCACCAGCCGTAGTGGGTCGTCAACCTAACTGCTGCGATGGACAGGACCGACATCTTCGCCAGATCCCCAATGGCATCCATCATGCCAGCGAGGTTGCCTCGGCCAGCGTTGATCGCACGAACGAGGATAGTCCCCACTGTGTCCATCACCGCCATGCCAATGCAGCCAACGACAGAGAGTCCAACAATCGGCCAGAACATCAGCCATCCTTCTTCTGCGCCAGCTTGAGCAGGTCGTGTACGTCCTCAAGGATCTCGCCCTCTTCGGATACCTCAACGAAGATCGCCTCGGTCAGCTCGTGGAGCTGCTTGGTCAAGGCCCGGATCTCTTCGGACGTGACAGCACCAGCCTGGGCGAGCGCCGGTTGGGTGACTGCCGAGTAGACCGTGAGGATGGCGAGCAGGTAGAAGTAGTGCGGGTCCAGTTGAGGCCACGCAATCTCAATCACGCAGATGACAAGACAGACGAACAGGGTTTGGTAGACGCCCTTGCCCGACGTGAACCACGCATCAAACCGCTTGAGAAGGATCTCTCCCCATTTGTGAGTCCACGCCTTCCACCGCTCAATCACTGATCGCGGCCCTCATGCACTCCTAGATGGTGCTCAAGGTCAAGGGAGATTCTGTCAACCTTCTCATCAAGCTTCTCAAGGTCGGCAAGGATCTGGTCGGCCACGGCCACCAAAGGCTTCTGCCCTGGCAGCCGGTGGTTCACCGCGTTGTCAATGCTCTTGAGTCGGTCCTCAACGGCGCTGACGATGTTGTTGTGCAGCCATCGCCCAACGCCGAAGATCGCACCGCCGATGAGAAGCGCACTGGCAATCGCCCCGAGCAGGGCGCTCCAATGGTCGATGGACGTTGCAAGCATGGATCAAGGCTTCGTGGCGTAGAGGTTGCGGAGCGTCATGCCGGGGCCGTGGAACGCCTTGTACGCAAGCCACGATTCCATGTTCTCAACCGCGATCGGTGCGCCGTGAATGGCGATGGAGGAAGCAACGAGCCATGCTCGGTCGGCCTCGTCCTGCGATGCGAAGGGGGTGTAGGACATGTGGTTCCTTTCAGAGAAGAAGAAGGTTGTGGATGTACGGGGGCTTGGGCTTGGGGGCAACGGGGGCAGGTGAACCGAAGAACGCTGCGTACTGGCCGTCGCTCCCCATCCACTGTGAGCCGTCAACGGGCGCTGAGATGCCGCTCACGCTGAGTGCGTCGGTGTATTGCCACATCTGGCATAGCCCACTCGGACGCTGCTGACCGTAGGACGCTTCCCACGTCAAGGGGTAGATCGTCCGGTTGATCGTGGACCCCGAGCCGTAGAGCATGTTCACGGTCGGCAGGGCAGCACGGAACGCCTGCATCCAGGCTGTGTTGGTGGACATCTCCACGTCAAGCACCTTGGCATCAGCGCCAGCGACAGACTTGAAGTAGGCAGCCTCAGCCGCCACGTCTCCGAAGCTGGCAAAGTGGTAGGCAGCCACGTCCAGTCCTGCGGCTCGAGCGCCTGCCATGTCCTGTGCGTAGAACGGGTTGGTGTAGCCCGTGCCCTCGGTGGCCTTGACGATGACGCCCGTGACGCCCGATGCCTTGACCGCGTTGAAGTCAATCGGGTGAGGGTTGTTGCTGCTGAGGTCAATGATCTTTCCGGGCATCAGGCGCTCACATACTCCACGATGAGGAAGGTTCCCGAGGCGCTGTACGCCGAGGTCCACGAGGACTGGTTGTTCAGTGCCGTCATGCCGATCTGGTCCCCTGCGTTGAGGTAGACGAGGTCGGTGATGTTGGCGGTTGATGCCAAATACGCTCCCGATACGCTTGGTGCAGCGGTGGAGACGACGGTGTTGGTGCCACCAGAGGTCTTGACAAGGTTGAACTGGTTGATTTTAGAACCAGAAACTCCGTTGTCTGCCATGTTGCCCGCCGTGAGTTGGGCGATGACACGGTAGGTGCCAGCCACGGTGGTCGTGATCCTGTCGGTGCCAGCCGGAATGGTCAGCGAACCCGAGGGGTTGGGGTAGCCCGAGTTGAAGGCAAGGCCCGTGATGCGCTGCGCTGCGCTGGTGGAACTGGCGAAGGTTCCCGTGGCCGATGCCTTGGCGAAGATCTTGGGGGTTGGACTGACCCAACCGACTGCGTTGGATGCCACGCCGAGGTACTGGCCGTTGGTCCCGATCCCAAGGCGTGACAAAGCGTTGGCCCCGGAGCCGACAAGCAGATCGCCCGCCGTCGTGATTTGTCCGACAGTCTGCTGCGTGGCGTAGTTCGCTTCGTCAGCATCAACCGCTGCAAAGACGACGACCACGAGCGCCGTGGATGAGTGCGACTGGGCAGAGGTCCCGTCGTAGGCTCGACCTGCGCCAGAGCCGTAGACGGTGACGATGCCGGTGCTGAGGTCAACCGAGCTGCAAAGGATCTTCTCTTCGCTCGTGGTGTTGTAGTCCACTGAGACAACAAACGGACCCGACGTGCCAAGGTGGTTGACGTTGCCAGGTGCTTCCACCCAACTGCTCGGAGATGCGATGGTGAACGTCGTGTCGCTTGGCCCAATGTTGGCGAGCAGCGTCGTCGCCTGAGCTTTCCCTGAGTAGGAACGGGTGACGTATGCGGGCAGAGTCATG